TAAAGAGTAAACAAATACAGATGGAATATGTATTGCAAAAACTTAGGATACACGAGTTGAATGTTAAGACAGCTATACACGATTTCAAGAAGGAGATGAAGAATGCCAAGTAATTTTACAACGTTCACACCTGATGAATTTATTGATGGAAAAATTCTTGAGATGAACGAGGCTAACGAAGTATATAGAAATATGGCTAAGACTATTGGAGCTGATACTACTCAAGCTGATGCAGTTATGGGTAGAGGAACTGAGAATAGATTATTGCTAAGAGCTATATATCAAAGACTAAACGAAGTAATAGGGGAGGAAGAATAATGCCTACGCTATGGGTTGATTTTAACTTTGAAGTACCTTTTGATTGTGATGACCAAGAGGAATTACACGAACAAGTAATGGAATGGTTTCAAGAAATTAGACCAGATAACTTACCTTACTATGAAGTAAGAAAAAAATCTAAGGAGGAATTGTGAGTACCCCTCTACAAGAACTAAAAGAAACAGTAGAGCACCACGTTAAGAATGTAAATCGTCTTATGATGATTATAAAAAAGCAACGTGCTGATATAGAATTAGCTTTCGGGTTGATGACACCTGAACAGCAAGAAGTCTTTATATCTACTGTAAGAATTGCTGATGAACAAGCTAAAGAGATTAAAGATAAGTATGAGGCTAAAGATGTGGATGAAGAAGAGTAAGTTCAAACGCAAGAAACCTCAGAACAAGAGGTCAATACAAATGGATTATCATTGTACAAAGGATGAAAGGGAGGATGATGATTTGTGATAATTGCCGACAGGCAGAGTATAGTAAACTAGCTATACATAGTAATGTCAAGTCTTCAGTTCACTATATAGTGAAGTGTTGGACTTGTGGTTATGAAACAGTAAAGAAACTAAATACAAAGATGAGAGGAGAAACTTATGCCAAAGGCATTTGATTCGTTTGACGACAAGAAAACAATAAAGGATACTGTCGCAAAGAGAGAATATAATGTACGACAATTCGTACAGACAGATAAAATGATTGAGCCTGATAAGGTTCAGGATGCAGAGGACATTGAGGTAAGAGACTTTACCTTTCAAGCAGGTTCTTATCCTGAAGCTATGGGTTTAATGCTTGGTGATATGGTACAAAACTATGCGTACAATATGTGTGTAAAGATGTTGCAGACTTTTCACGAATGGTTTGAACAGTCAGGTCAAGTACTTACAGATGAGAAAGCATTAGAGCTACTCAGGTCAGAGGGTATTATCACAGATGAAGATGATATCGAAGAGATAAAAGATAAAGTAAAAAACAAGTGGCACGAGGTAATGATACCTGCAGGGTTTGCTGTTGATGTGTTAGCAAAGGTTGTTGCAAACTTTAGAGATATGGATAACTTATTATTTTGGCAAGAGCCTGAACTAATAATAATGGGCAATCCTAATCTTGTACAGAATATGAACATTACTGCTGAGACACTTGATGACAAAGCAAAGGATGGAGTTAAGGATATAGAAAAGTTTCTAGTTAACTTTACATCTAAGAAATCTGAGGAAGAAGAATGAGTAATGTATACGAGTTCTTTGATGAGAACACTAAGTCATACGATAACATACTATCGGTTGACTTTAGTTTCCCAAGTAATGTAAAGGTAGAGGATGCTGTAAAGCAGATTGATGCTTTAGTATCCCTAGCAGATAACAGAGATGACATTGAGTTCAGTGAACACAGTGCATCTATATATGCTAAGACTACGTTATCTGATGAAAGTTTCTACACATAACGGAAACGCATAACTGAGCTACTTACAAGTAGGGGTAGGTTTGAACAATGCCCTGTTGCCTACTACCGAAGTAGGTAGCTCGTACTACACGGGACGCAGCCCTTTCTGTGATACGTGCAACTGACACTGTTTCGTGTAGTACGAGCTATCTATAAGTAAATAGCTTGTAGCACATAGGACAATAGCAACAGCCCTATGCAAAGCAAAATGGACAAAGCTAGATAATATAAACTTTAATGAAGGCACTAGCTGAGTACTGTGTGTTACAAGCTATCTATATAGAGGAGGAATATATGATAGAAATAATACAGTGGATAATCAATCCGATTGCCCACAGAAGAAAGCAAAGGTTATTTGCTGAGGCTATGTATGAAAAGAATAAGTTAGTTCACGAACAAAATGGATTTTACTTTATTGATACATTAGTAGACAGTGGATTGCCTGATGACTTATGGCTATGCGACTTGTGCAACTGTGAGATAGACGTTGAACTACGCATACCCGTAGTAGATAACCTAGCAATGTGTATGACTTGCTATGGAAAGAACAAAGGATACATCACACCAAAAACAATGGAAGGTGATTGTACCCTAGAGTGTTGTGAAACGGAGGAAAAATATGCAACATAACTATAGAGTAGAGACACACGAGTATAACTATCTTGTGCTAACAACCAATGTGTTACAGACATTGAATGAAGAAAGTATAAAGAAAGGTTACAATCGTAATATCCGTAGAGGTTTCTTTGATGCCGCGGCAGGTGTTAAAGATGCTGATGAAATAACAGACAGAGTGGCTATTGATAACTACCCTGTGACTTGTGTAATGGCAATGCCACACTACCACAAGCAAGGGAAACTAACAATGCCACACGTAAGAGCTATGTTCAATGTACCTACTGTACCAGTAACTAGCATTAACAATCCTACTGATTTTAAAGAAGTCAAGTGGGAACAAGTTCTGATAGACATACCAGGTGAGACTTGGGAGAACATACCGACTGTTCGTCCATATGCCTGGATTGATGTTCCAGAAGGTAGCTCATACGAGAGACAGATATATGAACAAGCTGAGGCTAAGTTCAAAGATGATAGTAAAGCAACTATAGAAGATATAGAAAGTTTTCTATCAAATTCAGAGAAAGAGTTCTTCAACGATTACGCAAAGAGTAAGTTAGAAGAAGAGTAATAAAAGAAAGTGAGAAGATAATTATGAATAGTTGGGAACTATTTGATAAAGTGATAGGTACATCTGACAGGATTTTACTATATGGTAAACCTGGTACAGGTAAAACTTATCAAGCAACAAAAGTAAATGTGCCTGAAGGCAAGAATGTATACAGTACTACATTGACTATAGATAGTACTGCAGCAGAGATGGTTGGTCATTATATTCCAAATGAGGCAGGTACCTATGATTGGAATGATGGCTTGGCTATACGTGCTTGGCGAGAAGGTACAAGATTAATCATCAACGAGATTGACCACGCAGGTCCTGATGTTACATCAGTACTTCACGCAGTCCTTGATGATGCAGACATTGCTAGGTATACATTACCTAACAGCAAGAAAGAAACTGTGAAACCTGCTAAAGGTTTTACTGTTATTGCAACTATGAATGGAACGCCTGATATGCTACCTGAGGCATTGGCTGACAGGTTCGGAGTTAAGATTAATATTAATTCTGTACACCCTGAGGCTATTGCTACACTACCTGAGAACTACAGAACAGTATACACGCAGAGAGATGAGGATGACATACCTATGTCTATTCGTGCTTGGAAAGAATTTTCTAAGTTGATAGATGCAGGTGTAGACCTAAGAAGCTCTGCAACTGTGTGCTTTGGTAGAGATTATGCTGATGACGTTATTGAAGCTATAGAGCTACAAGATGTTTAGGAGCAAATTAGCTAAGAGAAAGAGTAAGCCTAAGGGCTTACTCAATCTCGCGTTACAAGATAGTGAGTGGTTAGTTAAGGTTGAGAAGGGTGAATACAATGTAGACCACTACAGCAAAGATATATCTTTGCCAATCCTTTTGTCTAACACTCATACAAATAAAACATACAACAAAGTTATGAAGATACTAGCCGTTGCTGATGCTAAGTATGGCACAGCATCAAAGATGGTTGGTGTTAAACATCTTCAACCTTACTACATAGATATGGCAGTGCAGTTATCTGTTTACTGGTATGTAAACAAGAAAGCATTACCACAGTTTGACATCCCAAGAAGTCTAAGATTCTATACAGCTTGGATGGAGAACGAAGGTAAGGCAGAGGCTATTGTTAATATGGTCAAGAATAATTCACCACTGAGGTTGATAGTCCAAGCAATGATTAGTGACCCGTGGTTATCATTACAAGAGGCAAGGTACAAAAGTAATATACCTTACTTGATGAAAGATGCTGTGCAAAGTAATGCTTTCTCTACATTAGATAAAGTAGAGATGAACAGACGTGGTATTGAGCTATGCAGAATTGTAGCTACTGCAGTTGAAATGGCAATGAGTGTTCGTAAGGATGCAAAGAAATATCCTACATCAAGGATAAAAGAAGTTGCTCAATACTTACACGATATGTGTGAAGACAGTAACTTCTTGTATGCGACTATGCCTAGTGAAACTATGGAAGGTCTAGGTGATGTTGAGATTGATATGATGGGGATGGATGATTTCTCATCTGCAAACAACAGTAACCTTCAGGATGCAATGACTAGTGCTATGAGAAGAGATGGTGAAGATGTTCGTTGGGCAAGGATGGAGATATCTTATCCACTGCTTGAGAAGTCTTTACCTAATAAACTTATGGGTAAGTCAAAGAAGTATAGTGATATGGGTGTTTCACCTAGAGCTATGCATAGAGACTTGACTGATAAGAAAGTCTTTACTTCTAAGAGTAAGAGAAAAACAGGTACAGTTCTTATAGATGTGAGTGGCTCTATGTCATTATCTGAAGAAGATGTACAAGAAATCATTGAGACATTACCTGCTAGTACAGTAGCTATATACTCAGGTGATAGTGATGCTGATGAGAAAGAACCTAATCAAGTAAAAGGTACACTACGTGTGGTTGGTAAGAATGGTAGATACGTTAAGTACATACCTGACCACGGGTACCATAACCTGATTGATGGTCCTGCTATTGAGTGGTTAGGAAAACAAGCCGAGCCAAGAATACTTGTAAGCGATTTACAGTTTACGGGTATAGACTTTGCTAATCCAAAGTATGGCGAGGTAAGTTGTTCAGCCGAATTGATTACTGACTGTATGAGAATTATTGCATTGAAAAATATTATACCTATTCCAAATATAAAGAAAGCTAAAGAGTGGGTTGTGAAGTACAAAAATGCTTAACAAGTGAGAGCTTAATATATTATTATATGTGTTAGGCTTTTACTCACTTTGTGCTTAACACATTGAAGGGGATACGGACACGCAAGTGCTCGTGTCCCCTTTTTTTTTGGTCTTTATACGCGTGTGTATTACACGAAAAAAATTTTGCCTTCCTTACGCGTGCGTATAGTTTCTTTATTTTCTGCACATTTTCGCAAACTTCTGTTAGTATTATACGTATGAGTAAAGATATAAACGAACTTCTCAATAAAGTCGTTTCACATTCGGGAAAGTGGTACGAAAATGTATCATCAGAAGTGCAAGAATTTTTAGATGGCATTGAAGAATTAATAAAGCAAGGCAAGCAAGTAAACGCAGTAACAATCGGGGATATACTAGAAGAACAATTCGATATAAAGATTACTGCAGTCACGGTTAGAAATTGGTTAAGAGAACTAAAGAGGAAGTAGCAGAACTTCTCGCGGAAGTTACTGACAGCAAATATGCTGAGTTGAAAGCTACCAATGAAAGATTACTCAAGAAGATTGACAAACTTAAGGATAAGAAAGCTGACCTAATTGACGCAGTATATACTGCAGTCAAAGATGGTATAATATCTTTAGACCTACCTCCAGTTAAACCCCCACCTAGAACACGAAAGAAAGTAGGAGAAGAGCTATGTGTACCACTGTTATCAGACATACAGTTAGCTAAGACTACACCTACGTATTCCACGAAAGAAGCAGAAGAGAGAGTTGTAAGATACGCACATAAAATCTCAGAACTAGCCCGTCTTCAAAGAGCTCATCACCCCATACGTAAGGCTGCAGTACTATGCCTAGGTGACATAGTGGAAGGTGAATTAATTTTTCCTGGGCAATCTCACTTGATTGATGCAAGTTTATACAGGCAAGTTACTGTAGATGGTCCACGTATCCTGCATAAATTTTTCTCAATACTGCTACACGAATTTGAAGAAGTAGAAGTTTACTGGGTGATTGGTAATCACGGAGCATTAGGTGGTCGTTCACGTAGAGATTACAACCCTGAAACTAATGCTGACCGTATGTTAGGAAAAATACTAGAGACAATGTTTACTAATGAACCACGTATAAAGTTCATAGTTCCTGATGGAGGTAATGAACGTAACTGGTATCTTGTTGCAAACCTAGGTGTTAAGGCTAAGTTTATGTGCTTTCACGGTGACCAAATTAGAGGTCACGCAGGTATACCTTGGTATGGATACAATAAAAAAATACTAGGTTGGAAAGCATTAGCAGCAAATGGATTAATGGAAAACTTTACACACGCAGTATGTGGTCACTATCACACACCAACAACAATGTATATTAATGATACGCGTGTGTGGGTTAATGGAAGTACTGAAAGTTATAATACATTTGCACAAGAACAACTAGCAAGTATGGGTAGACCTTCGCAATTCTGCTTATTTGTTAAACCAAACAAAGGCGTGACTGCAGAATATCTAGTAAACTTAGAAGAATAGTAGAATAATAAAACATAAATAATAAGGAGGAATTATGGGAAGATTCAATTTAGAAGAATATGAAATGGTGGAAGATAGGCTCAAATTATTTTGGGCAGATTATCCAAAAGGAAGAATAGAAACTAACGTTGTACACATCACTGATGATGGTACTTCTGTAACAATCAAAGCAGAGATATTTACTGACGCAAAAGAAGTATTACCAATCTCTACAGGTATAGCACAAGAAACTAAAGGTCAAGGTGGACCTGTTAATAAAGATGCTTGGGCTGAAAACTGTGAGACATCTGCCATAGGTAGAGCATTAGCTAACTGGAAGTATCAAGGCAAAGATAAGAAACGCCCAAGTAGAGAAGAGATGAATAAGGTAGGCAATGAAACCTCAGAACCCGCCCCTAAGAAATCTGTACCAGTATCTAAACCTGTTGAAGGTAGCCCTGTTAAAGCTATATCAGATGCAGGATATGGAGAACGTCAAGGAGATAAACATCCTACTGGTGAAATAGCTATAGATGATACGGGTCTTTTATGTCCGTGTGGTGGCTCTGTTAAATACTTTACTGATGCAGAAAAAACAACACAAAGAAGTCCTGACTTTAGATGTACGCTAATGGGTAACTGTACTGCAGGAGATACTGTAGATGGTAAAGTATTCGCTAAGTCTTGGTGGATGGATAACAAAGCTACACCAAAGAGTTGGCAAGATTTTGCAGCAGTGTCTAACGGTATGTCTATACCTGAGCCTAAATCATTAGATGATATTAAAGAAGGCGAAGCACCTTTCTAATGTCACATCCCGTACCTGGTATGGAATACTTTTGTCAAGATTGTTTTGAAGAAATTATTGAATACCACAAATGTAACTAAGCAAGAGCCGAGGTAGAAAGGATAACACCCTCGGCTTTGCTATTAAACTACTTGCTTACTGGTTGAGAACTTTTACCAATTTTCTTAGCGGCAAATGTTTTCACGACAGCGAGTGCAGCAGCACCTCCTGAGAGGGCAGCTAACTGGACTGTTTCAGCTTCAACACCTACAAGTGGTGCTATTGTTAATGCACCAATGAAGGCTTCTATGAATGTCCATACCACACGCTCAAGCATATCTTTTAAGTCATTACTCATTTTATACTCCCACGATTCGGACCAAGGTGTCCACCCCACATCCTTCTTGAACGTGCCGTCTTGGTTTCTTGCTCTTTTTGATTTCTCAAACATTATCTAATTAATCTACCTTTCAACATAGCATTGCCTTGTATAACGTTGCCATTTATTTCTTCTAGCTTTTCCATAACAGTTCTTGTTAATACAACATCATCAGTAGAAGCATTTGATAATGGCTTCTCTAATAGTTTAGTTATAGTTGTGTACTGAATGGATACACTCTTTCCTATTAACATTTCTTTAGCTACCTTGTTATATAGTTTTGAGTACGCCTTGCCGCTATGTCCGATAAACCCATCATCACTTATATCTAAGTCTTGTTGAGTTTCTCCTACAATAAGACAACCTGAGGTATGCTCGTCTGTGTTTCCTGCGTGTATAAGTATATAAGTAAAGTTAGGTACATCTTGTAAATGCAACATACCATAATGTGCAGCACCATATCTTTCTTTATATTTAGTATGAAAACCACCAACATTTCTAAACTTAATGTTGTATGTACCTTCAGGTATGCAAGTTTCGTGCATAACTTTTACTGCTTGGTACTGGTCTTCTAGTGTATAACATTCAAACTGACCATCAACTAATAGTATTCCATTAGTTGCGTCTGTTCCGAATTGTGTTCTAACTACAGTTAGCTTCACCTAAGCCTCCATTCTTACAGTTACATATTTGTATAAACGAACCATCTTCTTCAGTGGTTACCATACACATATATCTCCTTAATTTCTAAAGCCTATGGTTAACAACCATACGGCTAATGTAATTATAGTAGCTAATCCTGTAATTTGCTGTGCACTTCCAGTAAGTGTAAGTGTCGCAATCACTAGCCCCACAAGGGTCCACGAAAGATTTAAAGTTTCTTTTATTGCAGCAACAAACCAAGACCATAATTTCTTAATCATTAACTTCTCCTAAATATAAATGCTGCCATACTAGCTATTCTAGTTAGGATAACTGGCACGACAACTTCTTGTGCTTTTTCTTTTTGGTCAGATGTCATATCACCTGACAAATCAGAAAGGTTTATTTCCTTTAGGTCTATGTCCACCAGTGTTTCTATTGGATTCTCTATAAAATTTTCAAACTGAACTTCAGTAACTACGTCAGCTAGTGTGTAATTTTCTACGTCTGCATTCTCTACAGCACGCTCTACATATTCTTCTACAGCCTCAGCTACTGCTTCATCTGTTTTAACTGCCTCTGCAATGATTTCAACATCTTCAGTTTCAACTTGTAATACTTCAGCAACAACCTCAACTTGTTCTTCTGTAAGTTCTTCAACATTATCTATAGCATCTTCTACTATTTCTTGTACAACTTCTTGTACTTCTTCAGATACATCTTCTAAATTTTGTACACCTACGTCATTTACTTCTTCAAGTACTTCAATAACTTCTTCGGTAGTAGCTTCTTCAACAACAATAGATTCGATAACCTCTTCTACTTCAGCTACCTCAACAGCTATTTCTTCTTCAGTAAGTTCTACAGGTTCTTCTTCAACATCTTCCTGTACTGGCTCATCCAAAACTTCCTCTGTTGCTTCATCAGTCTCAGGTAAAATATCGGTCTCATCAATAATAATTTCTTCTTCAATTTCTTCCTCTTCTATTTCTATAATTATTATATCGTCAGGTATATCTAACTCTATAATTTCTTCCTCTATTATAAACTCTTCTAAGTCTTCTAGTTCTTGTATTATATCTATAAGCTCTTCTATCTCCTCTTCAGATAAATCATCAAGAGGTATTACGCTATCCTCTAGTTCTTCTAGTATTAGAAGTTCTTCTTCTTCCTCTAAAATTTCAGCTTCTATAATAGCTAGTTCTTCTTCGGTGAGTTCTTCACTATCCTCGACCTCAAGTTCTTCTTGAATTTCTTCTTCTCCGAAGTCGTCATCTCGAAGTATCTCTTCGTCCAACTCATCTATCTCTTCTTCCTCGATAACAACAATAACATCATCAGGTATATCGGTGCAATCACCAGGCTGATATCCATACCAGTCTCCACTCTCTACGGCTTCCAAATATTGTTTATACGATAAAGGATTACCTGGGTGCTCACATCCATTTTCGTCCCAAGCCAAGTACGTAGTGACATTATCTTCGACCACATCTTCTGCCGCAGGTAACGTGGTGGACGTTGTTGTTGACGAACTAGTTGTCGTTGTATCAGGTACATAATCATAATTATATAATACACTTTCAACTGGTGTAAAGTCGCTAGTTGTACCATTAGTATCGTGGAATGCTTTTACTTTTGCATATATCTTTTGATTATCTACAGACAACTCGTTGTATAAATACTCTGCTGTAAATGTGTAACTCTGCCAGGACAATGCTTCTGTAAAACCAAAGGTTGTTTGTTCTGATACATCATCAGCAGTTTCTGTAAGTCCTATATAAACTATGTAGTATTCAGGTTGGTTATCTTCTAATCCATCACTCTCTTGCCAACTAACTGTAATACTTCCATCATTGTTTATTGTGTTAGTGATATCATAAGGTGTTTGTGTTTCAGTATGATAAGCATATACAGGAGTAGCTATTAGTAATACTGCAGCTACAACAGCTAATAACTTTTTCACATTAAGTTATTGATTAACACCACCAGTGCCGAGATTGCAACTAACCAACCACTTAGCTCTTGTCTTGAAATTTTTTGATTAACCTTTTCGTGTAACTCATCTATGCGTTTATTTATATCTTGTTGCCCTTCCAATATTAAAGTAAGCATTTCTTTCTGTGTAAAGCCATTGCCATTATTCATTATGGTAAGTCATCTTTCTCAAAGCTAATCCAATCCCACTCTTGTGATTTATAATTAGCTAATCTTTTTAGATACGAACTCAAGTCTTTAAAATAATAGCCTAAAAAAAACACAATAATGAAATCCATAAATGGGATTATATCATACTCTCCAACAGGTTTATAAGCAATTCTACATAATCTGCGTGAGTGCTATCTATTGTTATGCTTTTATCTTTCTTGGCTAACTCTATAGCTTTATGTAATGTATCACCGTCTATGTAAGTTATTGTGTAAGGGTCAGGAAGCAAATCATAATCAGGAGGATTCTTAACAAACTCACTATCTATTATCCATTCATCCAGTGCTTCTATCATTATCGTGTTTCTTTACTGCTTTATCATAGTACATTCTACTGGTAGCAATTAATTTAGATGCTTCTTCATTATAAATTATTTCACTTTCATCTGTAGCTCTAGATACATCTAATTCAAATGTGTCATCTATAGGTACAACTGATATATGTATTAAAGGAGTACCCTCTGTTATCTGCATTACATCTCCTACTTCCATAGGTTTGTTTATTTCAAATGGAAAGTTAACTTGACCATATGCATCTGTTCTTACAAGTCCTGGTAAAAACTTAATAGGTCTATCTTCATAGTGCCAAAATGGGTCATTAAATATTACTGCCCATCCAGGTTCTGTTTTAAAATGCCAAGGTGATGTAAGTTTAAACACACCTCCTCCCTTAATAGGAGTAATAGGAGAACCCTCTATTTGTCCTTGTGAGTGTCCTTCTAATGCAGGTTGTGGACCCTGTCCAATAGCCCAAGTAATATCTTCTTCAGTTCTAGTTAATTCAATCCAAGACCAAGATGGCATTATATAACCATAGTTAATAATATCTCTGATAGCAGGACAAGTCTTTATGTTACCTACAGCAGCTAGGCTTTCCATATGACTGTCACGTTTAACTGTCTTCCACCAAGCAGGAGGAGCTTCTTTTGCAGCAATGATTGGATGTAAGTCTACCATCCAATTTAACGATTTATTTGTAGGTGTAACAGTAAATTTCATAGTAACTTCTTAGGTCTCCTTTTTAATACTGTGTTATATATTTTAGTAGTGTTGTTTCTAAGTTTTGTTATATTCTTTACTTCTTCACACATAGCCCACATTTCATCTGTCATAAGTTTATACTCTACATCCACAGGTTTATTAAAATATAAAAGCATAAAAGGTTTATCTACACTCCACTCAAAGCTAGCTTGTTTGTTCTTATCTGTTACTTCTATAGCAAAGTTCAATGTTCTATTCCAACTATATATATTGAAGGAACCTGATATAAAGGTACAGTTATTCATTTGTAAGTCTGTGCCTGGAAGTAAAGATAGTTCTATACCTTCTGTATCTGTAAAAAATGTGTAGGGTATCATACATTGCAGCGTGGTAATGCCATTGATTTCTTGTTTAGTAACATTAATAAAATTATAAACATCATCACCTAATCCACTTGCTGTATTGCTACCTGTAAACTCTGTGTCCATTGAATCTGTTACAGGATTGTATATCCATTTAATATCTAAAGGACCATTGACTGCATATAATCTGTTGTTTACTATCTGTACAGCAGGACAACCATAAGTGTTTTGGTTGTATAAATATGGTTCACTAAATATACTTTTAGGAAAACTGTAGTTTCTATCTATTGCGTAAACTACTTTGGATTTTTTGTATCTATTAAATAACATACTCCACCTATATTTGTTATTCAGGTGGTGTTTCAGTAATCAATACCCATACGTTAGGGTCACTATTATCTGCTTGATATGCGTCTTCATCCCAATCCCACCATTGGTCTACTGTTATTTCATCTGTAGGATAAGTAACTGGTGGTAAGTATTGCCATTCTGCTTCATTCCAAGTCCAACTTGGGTATCGAGGATTTGCAGGTTTTGTTACTTTTTTTTCAGGAAACCATACATCACCTATTACAACTAAATTACTAGCAGGTGCTACTGTAAAAGTATCATCAGGATTTTCTTCAGTCATCCAAGTATCTACTTCTTCTCCAACGAGTATATTTTTTACTACGTTGTCAGAACCTATTTGTACAATCATTAGAGCTTCTTAACCTTTTTAACAGGAGATACATTACCTGCAAGACTTGGTTCTTCGTATTTAAGAATTAACATACGACCGTAGTGTCCGTGTCCACCTGAGTTATTACTACAGTCATTCTTTCTACTACCTCCACCTGCACCA